TACGTTAAATGATTCTACATCTAATGGCGAGCTAAGTTCAAATTCTACAAGTAGCTTTGATTCTTGCGATTTTCTACCTATTACATATTCCTCAGAGGATATTATAGCTGCTGCATTAGCTGAACTCCAAGGATTTCCGCCATCAAAGTTTATATCATCTATATTTTTAAGAAAAGCTTTTTTTCTTATTACTTTAGCATTAATAAAATCATTATAATTTTGCAATAACGCAGTAATTAAAAAGTCTTTATTAGAGACTCTGATTTTAGGTCTTGGTAGTCTTTTGTCACCCAACATCTCAAAACCCTCTGACTCCATAGCTATTGGCGTATATTTATTACCCTGCCAAGTTATACTATCTCCAAATAAACTACCATTATGAAAAAATACAGTTTGTGTTTTTTCTGTCTTTGGATCTTTTAAAGATATCTGGAAAAATTCTAAGATTGCAGTTGGCTGCAAATCTAATAAATTTTGCGCTACTATGTTTTTTCCTTCATCTGCCATAACAATACTTACACTTTTGCTATATTATAATATAAAAAACAGTGTAAAATTATATAATAATTAAAACTATATGCTATGAGTGTTATTTTTAGAGTAGTAGGAGCAAATGCAACTGTTAAGGATTTATTAAATGAAGATTTAAAAGTAGTGTCAAAAAGTAAATCAGTGACAGGTTCGGTAATTTTTAATATTAAAAATGATAATAAAATCTTTACTTTTGAACAAAAAGAAGTTGATTTTCATTCAGATTCAGTTCATCTAAATGGATTTTTATCAGATGGGAACGGAAATGTTGGTGTTGCACAATTAAAATTTATACCTCAAACATACAATTGCCCTTGAAATGGTCGGTTCGATAAAATCAATATTAAAATCTATAGAACTATATTTAACACTAAAAAACAAAAAATTTTATTATGAGCTATACAAAGATTTTAAGGAAAGAGAGCAGAAGCTTGTGCAAGAAATTGAGGATCTTAGGATTAGTGGCGACAGTAATAACGCTGACAGGGCTGACCTCTTGCGAGACTACCTCAACACCGAACGTAGGGAATTTAAACATATATCAGCCTTCTACTCTAAGATTACAGGAGGGAAAAGCGATACAAACAATTGAAGGTATTTACACACCGCAAACCACTGAAGTTTGGCACTCTGACGCTAGATTTAGGAGATTAGAAAGAGAAATTTACAATTTTAGTAAATAATTCTTGAAAAAGATTAAAGTTTGTTCATAATTAAAGGATTATGAATAAAACATTGTTCAGTCTTTTGACTATATTGGGCATTGCATTTAGCAATGCGGGTACACAAGCGACTACATTAGCCGATAATATTGGTGTTAGTGGTGGCATTTCAGTTAGCAACTTCACTACAGATAGAGGTTTAGCAGTAAGAGATGATTCATTTGATTATACTCTATCGCTAACCGCTCCTCTTGCTGGTGGTGATTTTTCTGTTGGCTTAGGGCTTGCCGATACAGATGATGACACAGATGGGTCATATTCTGTTTCTTACAGCAAACCAATTGAAATAGCAGGGCAAAAATTTGGAGCAAAAGCAAGCTTCTCTGGTCTCGACTCTGTTTTCGGTGATCGTGAAGAAGTTGCGGTTGGTCTCACCTGCGGTTACAGCCTTTTTGATGCATCAGCAGCAGTTTGGCATGAGCTAGAAAACGAGTGGTTTGGAGTAGAACTAGGCATCTCACGCGCTGTCATTACTCCAGTTAATGATCTTATTGCGACCCCATTCCTCACTGTAAATCTTGCAGATGAGTATACAGCTATAGAGGCTGGTGTTAAAGCTAGTTACCCTATCAGTGATCAGCTTTCTGTTTCAGCTAAGTTGTCATACAACAATAACGACTTTGATAATTCATCTTTTAACGTTGAAGATGAGTGGGTTATTGGTGCTGGATTAAAATTTGATTTCTAAAATTTTTATAACGAAATTAAATAAACTTAAAAAGCTCTCCGCAAGGAGGGCTTTTTTTGTGTAAGTAATAGTTATATGGAACCTGAAAAGTCTATTTTAAAAGAGTTTCTTAACGGAGGATGGCTTGTCCCACTAGTAGGAGCCGCTGCAATGTTTGCGCGACTTCTGTCTGGGGATAGTGGTTTATCAGTAAAACAACAGTTTAAAAGAATTTTAACAGCAGCTATAGCAGCAGGTATTGCATGGTTTGTGTTAGAGCAAACTGATGTATCATCTCTAACAAAAGCTATTGCTTATGGTATTATTGGTGTTGTAAGTCCTGAAGTCATTGGGGGTATAGTTCGTCTAGGACAAAAATTCGAGAAGAATCCAGAAAAATTTATTAAGAAATGAGACCTAAATTTATAGTTTATTGTTTATCTGCCATTTGTTTAATCTTTGGATTAAAAGGGTTTGAACTAAATAAGGATATACAAAACACGCTAAAAGAAAATGCTCGACAATCAGAGTCTTCTATCATGGAGATAGGAATGTGTTTTGATTGGTATGGGGTAATAATAGTTAATTCTGTAATTAAAACATCTCATGGCACAATGACACCAGCAGAGATGGTAGACACTTTAAAAGAGGAAAGCGGTTATAAGGATGAGTATTTAGAAGGATATAAAAAAGATATTACCCCAAAAGAAAAAGAGCATGCTGATTTTGTGTTTAGCCAAGAAGAGAAAATAAGTGCATATGTTAATGAGTTAATTGGGTGGGCAGAAAAAGGCGACATAGAAATGATTAAAGCTTCCATTCCTAGGATGTATGACATGACTGACCCTACTATTGATGCCATAAATAATATCATGGATACAAAAATGTATTACAATGAAGAGCAATCAGAGATTCTAAATAAAAAAATAGAAAGGTTTTCTGATTTTATATGCACTCTGCTAGCTTTATGTTTCGTTATGTCTATATGCGCTTCATTTAGTAAAAAATGTAATTAAAATGAATTTTAAAGGTAAAAAAGAAGTAGTAAAAGCTGTACAAAAACTATTAGGTGTTTCTGCTGATGGTGCAGATGGCCCTGTAACTTGGAATGCTATCTTAGCAAAATTATCTACCAAAGATACTCCAGCTCCAGATGGAAATATACCACAAAAAATGGTTTTATTAGCTAGAGAGGAAATAGGAGTTTCAGAGGTTGATGGTAGCAATTGTGGGCCAAGAGTAGACGAATACAAAGCAGCTACTTGGCTTGATCCAGATAAAGGTTGGCCTTGGTGTGCAGCGTTTATATGTTGGCTAGTAAGAGAATCTATCGAAGGCGAGGATATAAAATTCAAGAGACCAAGAACTGCTGGCGCATGGGACTTTGAAAATTGGGCTAAGCAAGAAGTGGCTAATGGTGTAGACCTTCGCAAGCCTACAAATGAAGATATAAAAGCTGGAGACATAGTTGTATTTACATTTTCTCATATTGGTTTAGCTGTAAAGGATATAGACTCAAGCGGTTATGTGGTTACTATAGAGGGTAATACAAATGGCGCTGGGAGTCGTGAGGGAGGTTCTGTTCTAGAGAAAAAACGCCATGTTTCTAAAATAAGGAGTAGGATAAGAATATTTTAAAAATATTTGAATATTACTTTTGCTTGTTTAATATAATAAAGTGAGACAAGAGATTGATCTAGGTCCAATACCAAGATATATAATTTTTAATTATATAATTAATAAAATTCCCGAACATCCTCTTGACATATCCCTAAATATTTACGAAAATGACCGCTTTGAATGTCATCAAACATTTATTTATGATCGACAGTTGGGTAAAAAACAAATTCAAAGCTTAGAGTATTTAACTTTTTTTATAGAGTTAGATAAATGCAAAAAAATATTAAGCAGAGCTAAAAAAATAAAGAAATCTGAATTAAAAAGATTATCCCAAGAACTCTCTGAAATAACACCAAAAAAAATAAAATTACCTTACGGTTCAAGTAATGAGTTTGATTTTAATATAAATCCAAAACATAAAGAAAAATTGAAAAAAATATTGGGATTAGATAAAATTGACCACACAAAATTTGCAGATTTTAAAGAAACAGAAGAATCTTTATTGCTAAAAAAGTATAGAAAACAACAGCTAGATATATATAAAGGCTTGCTATAATAAAATGTCTGATAAGCACGAAATTTCAGTTAAAAAGGAGGATATATTTTTATTTGTTGTCGGCAACTCCATGTTTGACCCTATGGAAAAATGCATAGACTCTACAAGATATGAAGTGTTTGATACTTTCATTTATGACAATGAGGCTGATTATAAATGCAATCAGGACGATACTTATTCAAGATTTTGTTGGGAAGTCACTAAATTAAAAAACAATGCTTCGAAAATGTCTAGAGATGAAATAGCTAGATTATGTGAGGAGATAGAAGAAATCGCTCCTAAATTTGTCAATTTAAAATGCATTTAGTAAATGATATACCTACAACTGATGATGATTACGATCATGTCAATTGCATCATAGAGATCCCTAAAGGGACTAACACAAAGTATGAGTATGATGAGAATTTAAATGTATTTAAATTAGAAAGATGTTTGGTCTCATCATTGCAATATCCAATTAATTATGGTTTTATACCTCAAACTATTGCGCTAGATAATGATCCTTTGGATGTTCTTGTTTTTAATCATGATCCAATCGACAGAGGAACTTTAGTGAGTTGTCGTGTATTAGGCATGCTTGGTTTTGAAGATGATGGAGAGATCGATAACAAATTGATAGCTGTTCCACATTGGTCGCCAAAAGATAAATATTCTAAGCTTCATGATATTGAATTATCACATTTAAAAATATTTAGGCAATTTTTTAAAATTTATAAAGTTGATAGAAAAACAGATACAAAAGTTGGAGATTGGAAAAGCTCCTCATTTGCAATGAAAGCGTTGGAAGACTCACATGAACGCTGGATTAAAGCTAATCAAGAGAGGTTCCACCAAGAGTGGTCAGATAGACAATTTTGGCAAAGAATTAAAGATAAACGTTACATAGTTAACCCAGATTAGGTGTAATTAATAGTAACAACTTTTTAATATATTATGGAAATATTACTTAAACTTATTGAAGACAACCCTTGGTTTGGTGTTTTAACAGCCCTTGTAGCTTTAGCTTCTGCGGTGACTGCTGCCACACCTACTCCTAAAAAAGGATCAATTTGGGCTAAAGTTTACGCTATCATTGATTGGGCGGCCCTTAATATTGGTAAAGCCAAGCAGAAGTCTGAGGATTAATTCTAGACTAATTTCTTAGACACCCCCTCCCCTTTGGGCTAGGGGGTTTTTTAGCTAATTTAAGCAGGAAAATTGCTAAAATTTCCTGTGCCTGTATATCTAGATCCAGCATCAAAAGGGCTTAGGTAAAGCCCAGTTGGCAAATTCAAATCTGTTATTTTATCGTTAAATTCTCTTATTACGTGATTTGAAAAATACACATAATTTACTCCAGAACCGTTTTGGCTTGCGTACGCGCCAGTTACCTCTGTCCTAACATCAGCCCAATCACCAGAACCTGTTGACAAGTTTGAGTGAATTCTTTGTAGAAGATCTCCCGCCATAATATAAATAATTTAAATATAATTACACTTATTGTTGAAAATTTACTTCATAACAATAATATACATTTAAGTATATAATACATTTTTATGAAAACTATTCAATACACAGATAACGAATTATCAGTTTTAGTCCAGCTTTTAGATATAGCTGTGAAATCTCAAGGTTTAAATGTCGCAGAAGCAGCCCTTGCATTAATTAAGAAAATACAAACGGCTTCTGGCCCTACTGATGAAGTTGTTGAGCCATTTTTTGCTGAACCTGCACTAGTTCCAGACGAAGCAGACTCAGGCGAGAATTCAGAAGAAAATTCTGAAGATTAGGCTTGACATATATATTTAGTTAAGTAAACTTAAAAATATGTTATATTTATGCATATTTTTGGGGTGGCTTTTATTAGTCGTACTAATTCTAAGATTCTTTTCTGTTTGCTCAACTAAGGATCGCACATTCCATAATATAACTTGGGATGAAATAAAAGAACTTGATTTTTTTATTGCTGATGAAGCGATAAAATTTACAGGCTTAGATCATTGTATTACAGGAATAGATCAAAGAGGTTTTTTGATTTACGAGTATGAAAAAATACTTGACCATTTTAAAGAGGATGGTATGTCTTTAGAGGAAGCAGTGGAATATATAGATTTTAATGTTATAGGTATCAAACCTGATAATTACACAATACATTACTCAAAGCCATAAATGATAAATTTTAAGATTTTAAAAGTTGCCTTTGGTGTGATATCTATAATCGCAGCACTTACTGTGGGGCTTGTTGTTTCAATATTTATAGGCGTAGTTACAACTCTCAGAGTTTTCTTTCGATTTCCAATTAGAATTTATAACTCTTTAGTAGAGGCAGAAATTACTAGACTAAAATTAGAGGCATTCAACGTCCAAACACAAACAAACGAGAACGAAGAATCAATGGCGGATAAGATGTGGGAGAGGCACATCAGAAGGATGAATGAAAAAAAACAAAATAAAAATCTTTAAGCCCCACTTAAATTATATCAAAAAACATGACGAACAAAACATTAGCCACAATTAACTTACTCTGTATATTATTCCCTATTTTCCTGGGTATCTTGGAAGAGTTTACAGGAAGTCCAATAACAAATGGACTTTTGATCGGAGTAGCAGGATTATTTATGATAATCTTTGGTATCTGGACTTCATTAAGATTAGCTAAACAGCCAGATTAGTGACATCTGTCAAAAAAATGAAAACAAATTTTTTTGTTGGCATAATTGTGGCGGCTATAGTCTACTTGGCTATAGTCGTCACTTCTTTTCATGATAGCCAAGATAACAAAAAAGAGCTAGTACCACCAATGCCGCAAATGTTAATACTGCCAGAGCCACCACCAATAG